GTGATGTAATCAATTTAAATCACAAAATTGAATCTATTGAACCTTATGGTGTTATTCCTGTGTATGACTTGACAGTTCCTGGTTATAAAAATTTTGCCACCGACACTATTTTTTCACATAATACTCCGGAAATTTCTGCGGCCTTAGATATCTACGCTGAAGAATCTACCACACCTAACGAAGATGGTCAAATTCTTCAAATTTATTCTGAATCAAAAAGAATTAAATCCGTTTTATCAGATTTATTTAATAATTCTTTAGACATCAATACTAATCTACCCATGTGGACAAGAAACACCTGTAAGTACGGTGATAATTTCGTTTATATGAGATTAGACCCTGAAAAAGGTGTTGTTGGATGTCAACAACTACCTAACATCGAAATTGAGAGATTTGAACAAGGTTTGTCAACAAGAAATGCATCGGTTGGTGTCACAAAAAATGATACTGAAGACAAAGGGTTAAGGTTTACTTGGAAAACCCAAAATATGGAATTTCAAACTTGGGAAATTGCTCACTTCAGATTATTAGGGGACGACAGAAAACTCCCATATGGTACCTCAATGTTGGAAAAATCTCGCCGTATTTGGAAACAACTTTTGTTATCTGAAGATGCGATGTTAATTTATCGTACCTCACGAGCCCCTGAAAGAAGAATTTTCAAAGTTTATGTTGGAAACATGAACGATGATGATGTCGAGGCTTATGTACAACGTGTTGCTAACAAGTTCAAAAGGGAACAAATTGTTGATTCCAAAACAGGCAATGTTGATATGAGGTTTAACCAAATGGCTGTAGACCAAGATTTCTTTATTCCTGTTAGAGACCCAGCACAACCATCTCCAATTGAAACTTTGCCTGGAGCACAGAATCTTTCAGAGATTGCTGACATTGAATACATTCAGAAAAAACTTGTTACTGCACTTAGAATTCCTAAGGCCTTTTTAGGTTTTGAAGAAGTTGTCGGTGACGGTAAAACTTTAGCATTGATGGATATCCGATTTGCGAGAACCATTAATAGAATTCAAAAGTCGATGTTGCAAGAACTTAATAAGGTTGCAATTATCCATTTATTTCTACTTGGTTTTGAAGAAGAGATTTCTAATTTTACTTTAGGTCTTACAAATCCATCAACACAAGCTGACTTACTGAAGGTTGATATATGGAAAGAAAAAGTTCTTTTGTATCGTGATTTAGTTTCAGACCCCGGAAATGGTATTCAACCAGCTTCATCTACTTGGGCTAAGAAACACATTTTCAATTGGTCAGATGATGAAATCAGAACTGACCTTCTACAACAGAGAATGGAAAGAGCCATTGGTGAGGAATTAAAAAACACTCCGACAGTAATCTCTAAAACAGGATTGTTTGACCAACTTGATAAGTTGTATGGAAATAAACCTGGTGAAGGGGCGCCACAAGCACCTCCTGGTGAAACCTCTGAACCAGCCGCTGCTGCGTTTGGTGGTGGTGGTTTTGATGTTGGTGCGGACCTTGGTGGAGACCTTGGTGGTGACTTAGCTGGTGAAACACCAGACTTGGGTGCAACAACCCCTGAAGAGGGTGAAATTACGCCAGAATCAACACAAAATAAAGATATGAATATTTTGATAGAAACTGGTTTGTATGGTAATCAGTTTTTAAATTTAGGTATTGCACAACAAAGTTTAGGTAAAATAGAAGACGAGTTAGATAAGTTGTTAAATTCCTAATATTTATTAGAGAATAAATACGACCTCATGACTTTCGGACAAATCAAATCTATTATCGAAAAAAACTTGGTAGAGTCTTACAAAGATTCCTCTACTTTCAAGCAAACATTAAAAGAATTCAAACATAATGTTTTGAAAAATAAATCATTTTCAAAGGTTTATTCCATTTATGATGACCTTAATTTACCACAAGGTTTATCTGAAAACGATGCTAAAGAATTCTTAGAAGAGTCTGTAAATGTAATTAGACATTTATTAGAAAATACTTCATTACCAAAAAATGGGGAAAAATCCCCAAATATTTACCAAAATATTGATAATTTGGTATATTTTGAAAATGTGAATATTCACGAAAGGTTGTCGTCAAAGAAAATGTTAATCGATAATCTTATGTTAACCACAAAAGGTTTAAATGAAACCCCTAAAATTCCTTTAAAATCAATGGTTTTGATTGCCAATCAAACTATTGGAAAATATATTGAGAGTTTAGACGAGGCAACAAAAAAAGAGGTATTCTATATTTTGGCATCAAAGAATGAAGATTTAGAAATCGAGTACACAACACTTAAAGAATCAACAATTAACAAATTGAAAGTATTACTTAACAAACAAGAGGAATCGGATATTCAATCCAAAATTAACGAAACGATTGAAAGGATTGAGATTGAAAAATTTGACCAAGTTAATTATGTAAAGTTAAAAAGATTAGAAGAGTCTATTCTTCTTGATTCTTAAACTTTTGAACATAAGAAGCTTTGATTTTTTCGGCTCTTATTTTAACAGATTTTTTTTGGTATTCTTTTAAAGAATTTAGTTTCTGATTCTGTTTGGTTTTAATTACTTTAGACTTAAGCATCTTGAGTGCTTTTTCAATATTTTTGTCTACCTGTACTATTAACATATAATAGAAATATTTGGATTTGGGGTAAAAGTTTGTTATGATTTATAAAAAAATAAACAGATTCCAATCTGAATATGAATGAAAAAAGGAAAAACGGTTAAGATTAACCAATATGAATCAATTAAAACTCAATACGGAACAGTAGATTCAAAACAGCTAAAATCACTTTACATAAACATGCAAACATGGGTAGCCCCAAAAGTCGAAATGGAAAATTGGGACCGTATAGTGGGTGGTCTTTCAAGAAATGTTAAACACAGTGTTTATGAGAGTATTAATAGAGAACTTTTCGCAGAAAAATTTATTGTTGATTTAGACCTTAGAACTAGTGGGATTCAATTAGGTAAAAAATCTTTTATGAATCTTGAGATAAATCTTTTTACAAAAACAGAAATAGATTTCAAAGGTTCAATTCTTAAAGATGCAATAAAAAAAATTATAAGAGAAATTTATAAAGATTGTGTTATTAAAAATGATTACTTCACATTTACTTCGAGTAAAGAAAAGATAAAAATAAAAACTATGAACTAACATTATATTTATTTTAAAACAATATAATGAAAGATTTACGCATTCTTGGGCCAAGAGAAACAGGTAAGGGGATTTTAATCGAAATGGACGCAGGTTACATTTCACCATCTGACCCACTTAACGAATCTTTTTTGAAGGAACAAAAACAAATGGATTATAGAAACCCATTTGAGTTTTATGCTGTTCTTCAAAAATATGGTGTCCCAAATAGAAATGGAAGAGTATACCCTGAAAGAATATTAAAAAGAGAATCCGATAGATACAAAACCGCAATCAAAAAAGGTTTATCAACCTCTGAGTTAAATCACCCAGAATCATCTTTGATTGATTTGGATAGAGTATCACACCTTATTACAGACATATGGTGGGATGGTCACATTCTTATGGGTAAATTAAAACTTCTAACATCACCTGGATTCCACGAGAGTGGTATTGTATCAACTAAAGGAGATATCGCCGCAAACCTCATTAGACAAGGTGTGACAATGGGTGTTTCATCTCGTGGTGTAGGGTCATTGGCAAAAAAAGGAGAACAAAATGAAGTTCAAGACGATTTTGAGTTAATTTGCTTTGACTTGGTCTCTTCCCCGTCAACCCCTGGTGCTTACCTATTTAACTCCCCCGAAGAGAGGTCAATGTACGAGGAAAACCTCGATGAAGAAAAAAATCAAAAAATTTCTGACTCAGGAATGAACAAGTCAGTTGATTTAATGAAAAAATTAACCGATTATTTAAATCGTTAACTAAAATGAATTAATAATTATGGATGAGAAATTTTTTGTAGCTAAAGTGGTTTATGATTTACCTGATGAAAATTCAGGACGATTTAAAAAAATCAGAGAAGAGAAACTTGTTAATGGTTTCTCAGTTACCGATGTCGAAGCTAAAGTAACAAAGAAATATACGGGGTTCCAACACGAATGGCGTATCGTTTCAGTTGTGGAAAGCAAAATTGACGAAGTAATCGAATAACTTAAAAGGTGGTTTTCCACCTTTTTTTTGTCCGTTTTAAATCTTTTTCGTAAAGAAGGGGGTTTATAAACGGATTTTTTTATTTACAGAACTATTTATAAGGTAAATTAAAAACAATTTTTATGCAAAAAACTAAAAATTTAGTTGAAGAGGCACTTATTCAAATGAGAAATGTTGAAGAAGTCATTGCCGAAAACGCAAAAGGAATACTTGCTTCTACAATGAAGGAAGAAATCAGTCAGTTAGTAAAGGAATCTCTTTCCGAACAAGAAGATGAGGTTGAAGTTGATACTGAGCTAGACATGGATTTTGACATGGATAGCGATGTTGATAATATGGAAGATTCTGATAATGAATTCAATATGGATTTTGATTCGGATGAAGAAACTATCGATATGACAGATATGTCTGATGATGAAGTTATTAAGGCTTTTAAAGCTATGGGACCTGAAGATGGAATTGTAGTTGTAAAAGACGAAGGTATGGTTCACATTACCGACGATAATGAAGATGTTGAATACATTGTAAAACTTGACGAGTCTGAAATGGATGAGGAAGAGGATATGATGGAAGAGATGGAAATGGAAGAACAAGAAATGGAATTCAATGAACTTGATGTTGAAGAAGACCCCGACTTAGATGCTGTTTTAGATGCTCTTTATTCGTCGTCTGAAACTATGGAAGAAGACGAAATCATGTATGAGATAGAAATGGATGAGGAAGAATTAGACCTTTCTGAGTACATGGATGAAGAATCTATGGAAGAGATGGGAGAATCCTCACATGAGGAATATAACCTTGAAGAAGCTAAAATGACTGTAAAACCAAAAGGCGTAGGTATGGGTCATCCTAAATTTAAGTACGACAGTACTTTACCAAAAAAAGGATTTGATGACCACAAAAAGGCTGGACCTAAAACTATGGGTACTGGTAAAGCAAAATTTGAATTTAAAGAGGGTGAAATGGAAGAAGATTCTAAGAAACGCGAATACAGACGTAAGAAAGTAGACGGTGTTGAAAAGAAAGCTGGTGAAGGTAAAGATGGACACTACAAAGACTACGAAGGAAAGTTCGGTGGTAACAAAGGTGACAAATCTGAAACTAATCCTGGCAAGAAAGACTATGAAACCAAGGAGGAAACAAAAGAGGCTGCTAGAACTTATGGTATGGGGTCAAAAGAAGGTAGAGGGTTAAGAAAAGGTATCACAAATAACAGAAATTATGTTTATGGTGATAAAGGTGTAAAAGTAGAAGCTGTTGAAGTAGAATTAAATTTGTTAAGAGAAAAGAATGAAGAGTACAGAAAGGCTCTTAATGTCTTTAGAGAAAAACTCAACGAAGTTGCTGTTTTTAACTCGAACTTGGCATATGCTACAAGATTGTTTACTGAGCATTCCACTACCAAAAAAGAAAAAATAAATATTCTGAGAAGATTTGATTCTGTAGAATCACTTAAAGAATCAAAACAACTCTACAAAACTGTCAAGGATGAACTTTCCAACACTGAAACGAAAAATATTTCTGAAAGTGTTGAAAGACAGTTGAACACAGCAAAAACTTCTGGTTCATCTACAACCTTGATTGAGTCTAAAACATATGAGAATCCACAATTCTTAAGAATTAAGGATTTGATGAATAAACTCTAAAAATATAAATTCCTAAAAACAAAAATTAAAATGGGAGCATTATTAGAAAGTGGTCTTGTTGGTAACATCGGTCTTAAGCACCTTAAAGTTATCAAAGAAGATACAATTAACAAATGGGACAAGTTAGGTTTCCTTGACGGGCTTAACGGACACCTAAAAGAAAATATCGCACAGTTGTATGAAAACCAAGCGTCATATTTGATTAACGAAGCGGCTTCGACTGCTGATACCGGTTCATTCGAAACTGTTGTATTCCCAATTGTAAGGAGAGTATTCTCTAAGCTTTTGGCTAACGACATCGTTTCTGTACAAGCAATGAACCTTCCTATCGGTAAGTTGTTCTACTTCGTACCAAACATTCAGTCATATCAACCAGGAACAACTGAGCACTTTGCACCTTTTGGAGCACCTAATGCAGCTGCTGGTCAAACCCCAAACAGTGGTTATGACTATAACACACAAAAAGACCTTTACGATAGATTCTACGAAGGTAACGAACCTGCTTTAGACCCTCCAGGTCTTTACGACTACTCTAAAGGTTCATTTTCGGCATTAACTCCAGGTGTTACATCAGGAGTTGATGGTGGAACAAGAACAGTTGCTTGGCTAGCTGACCAATTAGTTGTTTCTGCATATGCGTCTGACAACTACAGAAAAGTTCTTATTATGTTATCGGGATTTGCATCTGCAGGTGCTGGTCAACTTATCGGACCAAACGGTCAACCGATGGATACCGAAGAATTCTTAACTGACCTTCAAATCCGTGGTGCTGCTGGAAACGCTTACACTTCTGGAAACACTTCGAACAACTACTTGTTCAGAGTTGTAACACAAAGATACGGTAAGGGTATTGTTGAGTATGGTGAGAATGTACCTTTAGCATTCCCAAATAGTTTGACTGACGGTGGTACTTACTACAATGTTTGTGACGCTGAAGGTAAAATCTACCTCGAAGTTGACCTTCAAGTTCCTGTTTGTATTTCTTGTGGTGATTCATCACTCGACGGGTACACGGGTTCAACATTCTCCTCTTCAACCGCTAACAACAACGCGTTCTTAGCAACTTACAGAATCTACAAGAATCTTGAATTTGAAGATAAAATTGGTGAAGTTTCTTTTGACCTTCAGTCTGTGACTGTTTCGGTTACTGAAAGAAAACTTAGAGCTCAATGGTCACCTGAAATGGCTCAGGACGTAGCTGCGTTCCACAACATCGACGCTGAAGCTGAATTGACAGCTTTGTTGTCTGAGCAAGTGGCTGCTGAAATCGACCGCGAAATCTTAAGAGACTTGAGAAAAGCTGCTTCTTGGAACCTTCGTTGGGACTACAACGGATGGAAGAGATTTAACGCTGGTACAACTCCTTACACTCAAAAGGACTGGAACCAAACTCTTATCACTGCAATCAACCAAATTTCAGCTCAAATCCACAAGTCAACTCTTAGAGGAGGCGCAAACTGGATTGTTGTATCTTCTGAGGTTTCTGCAATCTTTGATGACTTGGAGTACTTCCACGTATCAAACGCAGCTCCTGAGCAAGACCAATATAACATGGGTATTGAGAGAGTTGGAACATTGGCTGGTAGATACCAAGTTTACCGTGACCCTTACTTCCCTGCAAACCAGGTGTTGTTAGGACACAAAGGTACTTCATTATTGGATACTGGATACATCTACGCTCCATATGTACCTTTACAACTCACTCCAACAATGTACAACCCATTCAACTTTACACCTATCAAGGGTATCATGACCAGATACGCTAAGAAGGTTGTAAATAACAGGTTCTATGGTAGAATCACTGTTGATGGTGTTAGAACGTTCGACTTGAGAGAATTGAGATAATATCTCAAACTACAAAAAGAAAGGGGACTTCGGTCCCCTTTTTTTATTTTTTATATCTTGAATTACAATATGGTGAATCTTCACCAAAATATAGACACCTTAATACACCAACTTCAGTTCTTATTTTTTCATATTCATCACCAAAAAAAGGTTTGTGTCCATTTCTGACAACTTCGGTTAAAATGTATTCCCCATCTATTATTCTTTTACTTATCTCATTCAGTGTCATTTTCTGAAATTGTTTCAGTATTTTTATTTTTTAATCTGAGAGATTTTGAAAGTATTTCACTTTCACTTAAACTATAGATACCTGAATTGAACGCCTTCTCAAGAGCAATTTTAATAATATAATCTCCCTGTTCCTTTGTCAGAGCGTCTATTAAATTATCAAAATCTTCTGAATTTTGAATTTGAATTCTATCGAATAAAGGTAAAGAATTTAAGTCTTGCATAAAAATTTAAATATTTATTAAAATATAGGATTATGAAAATAAAAATCAACGAGAGTACTACATCATCGAGCGATGGTGTTTTTAAAGGTAAATTGAATATTACTCCACGAATTTGGAAAGATAAAGAACTAATACCTTACACCGAGAAAGTTTCGGGTTATATCAATAATGGAACCGCCTTTGATTCGTATGATGGTGAGATAAAAAAAACAAAACAAGAAATTGCCAAAGATGAAAAACAAACTAAATCAAATGTTAAAAAAGTTGAAAATATGAGAAAGAAAATTTTTAAAGAAGATATTTTAAAAGAGGATTTGGCGGTTTGGTTTGGTACTAAAAAAAAACCTAAAGGTAGTAAACAACCTTCAGGTCCTTGGGTTAATATTTGTAGAAAAAAAGAAGGTGGTGGACATCCTCCTTGCGGTCGACCTGAAGGGGAATCTAAAGGATACCCTAAATGTAGAGCTGCGGGAGTTGCTTCTAAGATGTCTGATTCCGAGAAGAAAGCGGCTTGTGCACAAAAAAGAGCGGCTGAGAAAAAGGACCCAAAAGTTGGAAAAGGTAACAAACCAACTATGACCTCTTACAAACCAAAGAAAAAAAATGAGGGATTAAGGGACTTAATTCAAAAAGTTCTCAAAGAGTCTATATTGAATCGTTAGTTCCTTTTACTTGTCGCATTTGTTCCGTTATATGATTTGAGTCCTTAGGGGTTGATTTTGGTATTGAGTCACCAACAACTTTTGGTTTAGGGCTCTCGAGATTAGATTCAATTTTTGGTTCAACTTTAGACACCTTGACCTCGATAAAAGGTTTTGGTGTAAATGTTTCCAACACAATAGGGTTCATTAATATATCTGAATGTTTTTTAAATGTTTTTTCTTTCGGTATAAGGTGTACAATATTTGAAAGATTATAAATTAATAATCCACCAAAAATTAATAGTGAAATTAGAACGGAAAGACCTGTATAGTATAGAGTGTGAAATGGATGTTTCATTTTTCGGCAATAATTTTTTGGAGTGAAGTTTTAATATTTTTCGTGATTTGTTTTTCGAAATCCTCTCTTCGTTTTTCAACTTCGTTATCAAAAAGTTTGATTAATTGGTTCCATGACCTGTCATTCATAAGTACATCATAAGCATATACATGATTGATAATTTTTACACGATGTGATTCTAAAATAATAAAAATTTGATTGTTTTCACTTCTAATGTATCTTTTACCAGAAATGGGTGTTAATAACATTATTGAATCGGGTTCATAAATAAACTTTTTACAAATAGCAATACAGTCCCGTTCATAAATTGACCTCTCTTGTTCGGTATTCAGATACCGAAATAATTTCAAAGCCTGTTTTTGAATAAAACGACGAAATGTGTGTTTGAGATTTTTCATTACCATTGTATTTGACAACAAAGGTAAATAAAACTTTTCAAATTAACAATAGGCTCCTGAACATCTTTTCTTACCGTCCAAACCTTTGATTTTACCTTTACAGACTTGTACTGCGTGACCATTACTATATGCGCTGGGAAATACGTCGTACCTCGCCATGGCGGCGGCTTTACCACGAGCGCATAATTTAGTACCCGCTTTTTTCCTACCTTCCATAACAGCAATATCATCAATCATCATGTCTTCGTCATCTTCCCCGTGAATTTCATTCATCATAAAATCAAATACTTGGTCAAGATTTTCTTTAGCAACGGTGATATGGTCATCTGCCCAATCGTGTCCATCCTCCAAAATAGAATGAATTTCGTCTGAGTCAAGTTCTAATAACCTCTCAGCCTGTCTTTTTAGTTGTTCTAAGTTACTAAAAAACATGTAACGGTTATGTTCATGTTCCGCCTCTTTTAAAGCTCTTAGAACTATATTTTTAATATCTGTTTCGGTTAGTCTGATAACTTTTCTCATTTTTTGTTAACAATTTGGAATTGAATTGTGTCTTTATAAATATCTTTTTCACCACTAGTATTCACTCGGATGTCAACAAAATATTCATTCGGAATCTTGTCTTTCATATCAAAGATGAAATAATATTCATTAGGAGTACGATTTACAGGGGTCCAATTTTGTACCTGAACTTCAGTAGTTCCCTCTCTCACATAAACTCTATAGTAAATGTCAATGTTTTCCAACTGATGTTGGGAAGTCCATTGTTTCTTAGCAACAACTCCAATCTTTCTAATTTCTGTATTGAGTACTTTTTCATTTTGTAAAATACCGTAGAAACTGAATCCGTATTTACTCGGTTCTTGGGAGTTACTACCTATTTGAATTCCCGCACTGTAGGCTTGAAGAACAAATTGGTTTGTTACATTAGGTAAGGATTGTCCGTTGATTGTAAGACCTGTCCATATATCATAAAACAAACATGGTACAGGTTGATTGGTAAAAATATTTGGAACAGTAACCTCATATACACCTTTTGTGACCTGACAAGTTGTAAGTCCTGACCCCCCCGGTACGATGTCCCCATTTTGGTTTTCTATGTTTACACCTGGTAGATTATCTAAATTGGCAAAATCACCATTTTGGTAAACATAAAGGTAGAGTCTGTTTGTTTGGTTTTTAAGGAACAGGTTTCTGTCGTCTTTAATCAAATCATCGTAATCGGTAAGAAGATATGGTTGATAGAATGTCTGTGTATATTTTCCAAAAAATCCAACAGAGTATGATTCTGTTAGACCTGTGATGTTTTCGATATCGGGTTTATAGGCGATACCCCATCCTGTGACTCCTGTTATTGACCCGTTTAATATTCCGTTAATTTCATTGGTCATATCAAATTGGATATCTTCGTTACCCAATTCAAATCTTTGTTCATCTACAATTGTAATTGATGAGTAGTTAAGACCTGTAAGTCCTGTAAGGGAGTTTGTATTGTTGTAGATTCCCGGTTCAGACCAATTTGTTACGGTAGTTGTTTGGTACCAGTTTGATGGTCTTAAAGAAAAACTTTTATTGTTAAGTTGTTCCAATGATGATTGCATCCCTGCAAGACCATTTTGGGTTGTCCCAAAATCATTATAGTCGTATCCAACACCTTCATCCCATATTTGTGGTGAACCTGTGGTTCCTGAGAATTTTGGTATTCTAAAGAGTATTAAATCAAATGATGTTGCTCTTTTTCTTCCGTCAGTCATGTTGGTGTTAAGGAGTTCATCGTCAAATGATGATGTGTTTGTCATCATAAGTGTGTGTGTCATCCCTGTGGTACAACCTGTGGAGATAACCTTATCGGCAATCATTTCCTCTAGACCCTCTAAGTCCAAATCAAATATAAAACGGGTGAATCCAAAATTGGGTACAACAAGGTCACTACTACCAAAATTGAGTTGTACCACGGGGTTTCTCGCGGTGTTGGTGTAGAGATTCGATAATAAAGTATTATTTCTATTGAAATACGACCGATAAATTGACATTATACTTTTTCTTTATAAATATCAATTCAAACGAATATATTGATTCAGTACTTTATTATATGCGTCATTGAGTTCTCTGATAAGGTTGTCAACAGTTGAACCGTCCTCGGTAATTGAAATTGGGGGTTCACCAGGAAATCCGTGGGTGTGTGAAACTAAGAACCTTACAATTACATTAAGTAGTTGAAGTAGTTCTTCACCCCTTACCATACTTGAGGTGTTAGGTTCAATTTCTAATGAAAATTTTTGTTCGTCGATTCCGTAGAGACTATTGTCAAAATTAATTTTTCCTTTTCCCGGTATTTGAGAAAGTTGGGAAAGAAGGTAAACATGTTGTGCCCCGAATGAACCATAGGTTTCAGGTAACGCATTTGTTTCGATTTTTCTAAAACTCTTGGGTGTAATTTTAATCGGGTCTCCGACTCTTCCTTGCTGAAATATCAAACCATAACCCCCCACTTTATCGGTGGGGATGAGTTTAACCTTTGAAAATATTGTTGTAAGGTTTTGTCTAATCACATTCTGTGATGTGGTTTTCATTTGGTTGTAGAAATTGTTTGATGGTCTAAAATACATCGGGAATTTCTCATCCAATACATTAAACAATACAACTCCTGTTTCGGTTTTCAATTTACTATTACAATCACTAATGAATTGATTAATAAATTTAATGGTGTTGTCTAAATTTAAAAAACTAAAACTCTGAGAAGCTTTGATAAACTTATATTGTTCAACATCGGAATCTACCTTTAGATTCTGAGATGTGGTTGCTGTGTTGGGTATGAGTCTATAAAGACGGATTGTTCCGTTAAAAAGGTTGAATGTATTCTCAGGGTTGTTGATATCGTACTCTATAAGGTAATTTACCTGTAAGTTTTGAATACCGATGTCGGCTTGTCTTACAGTATCCCCAATTGATGTTTTGTTCTGAAATTTGCTCAGTTGAATAAATGCTCTGTTCTTGTTTCCTTTGGGGTCTCGGTTTGATACTAACTCACCTGAATATTTTCCAGCCCTTATAAGGGTTGTATGTTCTTTGAAAATAATATCGGTACTACCTCTACCTAATACGGCTACATCACCTGGGTCAGGAAATACTCCATCAGGGTCAGGATTTTTGTAGGTGCCATCAGGATTTCTTAAATTCTGAGCTCCAATGATTTGAACCCCTGAGATATCGGTGTACTTTTGAGATTCATTAAAGTTTTCTTGTACTATATTCTGTATCCTGTTGAAAGGTCCTTGGATGTAGTATGCGTTGAGAAACTGAGTTGTTTCTGGCTCGTGATAATAAATTTGGATTAACTCATCAACTTTCGGTACGGTCCAAACATAAAGTGGTAAGAGTGAATTAAATACAAAAGGGTCTTTTGCTGTCCAATAGTCTTGAGGACCAAAACCATCATAACTTTTTTTGATAGCGCTGACATCGTCAGTAAGCAGATTTGCTCTGACTCTACCCAAGTTAAGGGGGTCTTGGTTATCAATTACTACGGCATAAAACCAAATTCTACTCGCCATTTCTTTCTTGGTACTCTTTTAACATTGTGTTATACAATTCCTCAATTTTGTCCAAATAAAAACTTAACCCCAAAATACTCTGTTTTGTTGTTTCAAATTCTTTTGATAATTGGTCCATGGTCTGTTCCAACCTCATATTGGGAACATTCTTTGCGTCTTTTGCAACCTCAACTAATATTTTAAATTCTTCTTGTGTCATATCAAAATGCTTTACCAAATATTTTAACAATACCACCAGTAACTGGTGGTACAATCACCCCACCATTTATTTTTCCATTTTGAATAAATTCGTCGTAACCACCTTTTTGAATTGCAGTGTTGAATCTTATCATTCTATTTGGTGACCCGTCAGGTAATGCACCCACTTTGAGTCCATATGCCTCCATATATTCAATGGAATTCAAGACACCCCTTTCGGGACTTATACCTGGAAGAAAATCTGACAAAGCTAAAAGTGCCAAATTAACCCCTGATGGTGGAGTTCTTGGTGTACCTCTAAGTAGGGAAATGATTCTTTGAATTTGTTGTATTAAAGACTTACATTCTCTATAGTTTAAAAACCCTTGTATTAGGGGTTGGGCATAGTCCAATATTGCGTTAATCGCTTTAAGTCTTGCGTCTTTACTTGAACGGGCAATGTCTCTTAGGATTTCCCTTAAAAGTCTTAATAAATTTTTCTTTAACATATTGAAAAGAAGTTCCAAGAATCTATTTACGATTCTCCCCACAACATTGAAGACAAACTTTTTGTATTGGCGAGCAAAATCCACACCATTATTAATTTGGGCGGCAATTATATTATTAATTGTGTTTGCGGAATTAATTAAGGTATTTGCTGAGGTGATTATCGTGTTAGCGGATGTAATAAGTGTGTTTGCAAATCCAACAACTTGGTTATTAAGATATTGTTTGAAAACAAAAATTGGTAGTAAGACCTTGGGAGTGAAAAGTGATGATAATAAAGCCAACAGAATTTTTTTTAACAAACTTTGGTTAAATGGGTTGGTAGCATTGAACGAAACACCCCCAAAACCAGTTTGTGAAAACTCTTGGGTTATTGAATCTAAAATTCTGTCAATCTCGAGGACTTGTTGTTCGACACTAAGGTTGTCTATGTTATCTGCAAGATTTTGTGCCTCTTGAAGTAAGATACTATTATTTATTGGGAGTTTGACCGTATCACAATCTATAAATTCAATTACGCCTTGTTTTTGATTTACAGATTCTGTATTAATATCGTTTAATTCTGTTTCTGTAAATGTGAAAAATTCATCATCATCTAAATCTAACTCCGAAAGTTTAGCAACACCTGAAACATCAATTTCACTTTGACCTGGTTCACATCTTCCGATAATTCTATTAAGAATCGTCACAAATCTATTTTGATTTTCAATTTGTTGAATTGAAATGGATTGTGAAAGAGTGCCCGAAACCAAATTTAATAAATTACCCAAAAATATTTTAGAGTTGTATATTTCAATTGATTGGTAGTAATCACCCAAGGTATCTGCAATTGTATTTGCAGAATATAGTAATTGACTGACGGTGCCTCCTGTGGGGGGTGGGGCTGTACCTTCTCTATCTAACAAAAAAACTCGAAAATAGTCACCTGTTGCCCCAAAACTATCTTGTGTGGTGTACTCAATATCAAAAACACCTTGTCTACTTCGACCATTATAAGGAACTGAAAATTCATCACGAAAGGTAGTATTTTGTTGTTGAATCCTTTGATTGAGTTCAAAGTTCATTGGAAAAGGTTGTCTACCAGCATAGTTATTGTAAACCGCCAAGGATGTTATACCGGTGGTTTCGTAGTATAATTTACCTATCTCAGTTTGTGGTTTTATCTTTAACGAACTATTAAAATCAACCTCACTTACCTTTACATAAATTCCATCTTGTTGTGGTAAGAGTGAAAATGTTGAACCAGTTGCAAGAAGTGTGGTTGGAAATCCTTGATAAGTTTCTTGTTGTGCGCAGTTGAGTACTTTAAAAGCTTCCTCGGAGATAATTTTTTTTATCTCGTCTTTCATTTTGAAAACCAACCCTAAGAGTTCTTGTCGTATAAGAGTTGCAGTATTCGACGCGGTAGAGTTAGAACTACTTTGATTAATTAAAGAAATTAATTTATCAAAACTCGATTCTTGATTTCTTTTATTTCGTGACTGATTTGCCTCAACCGATGACTTTTGTCCTGCCAATATTTCTAAAGAACGGGCTAAACTGTCTCCTCGAGTTTTATCACTCTCTATTTGACCTTGACGAGCTTCATTATAGGCTTGAAGCGCTGATATCCTTGATGAGATACTTTCAAACCCACTTGAGATGTCTATAGATTGATTGTTGAATATTGGCATGGATATTACATTCGATATTTTGGTTCGTCGGAAACATCGGAATCTTTTTCTAAAAGTTTTTCAAATAAATCATCATCCATATCTGAAAGTGAGAAAGACTCTTCTTGATTGGTAGTTTTTTCCCAAATAGAGCTTTGTAGTCGAGATAGACTAATTTTTTTCTCCACACAATCATTAACAATTTTTTGTTGTTTTTCTAACACAGTTCCGATTTCTTTCATATCCTCGGCGTCTTTCATCATAGATATCATTTTGTTTTGAATCCTTATGGCAGTGTTTCTTTGTTCTACAAGTTCATTGTAAATCTCTTGCATCAAAGACAAAATTGAGTCCTTGGAAAATTTAATTTCTTTTCGTTGCGGTCTTGGCATACTTATAAATAGTATTAACTATAATATCACTTAAAAAAACGAAAAGTTAATATTTCATCTTTGTTTGTAGAACAGTATACAACTTTTTGAACTTTTTCATCGAATTTCTTATCTCCTTTGTTGATAAATTTGTCATTTCTCTCAGAGACAGAAGAATAATATTTTTGTTGAATTTGTTATTGTCAGTGCTTGAAAAAATACTTTCGTAGTTTTCGAATAAGTCTATTAAGGCATATCCCAATTTTACTTCGTTGTCGGACAAAGATTCTGAATTAATAAATTCTCTCAAATCATTCAAATATTTCTTGATTACAACCTCCATATCCAATTGGTCGGAATCAATAGTATAAATCATATCAGGTCTTTGTTCCAATGAAAGTGAAATATCTTCATAGGAAACTTTTCGATTCATATCTTTTTGGTCTTTGATGATTTGACCCATCAAATAATTTTTACAAATGGTACCAAAATAGGAATATGCCTTTTTGTTTTTTGCTGGTTGAAACTTATCAACTTTAGTTATTAAAAATGAATGAGTATCCACATGAATTTCTCTGAAATCCATATCTTTACGATATAATTTATACCTTCGGATAATTGATGAAATCATTTTATCCAAAGGGTCTTTTAAAAATTCATTATAAATCTTATTTCTTTCCTCATAGTCTTCCTCTAAAAGGAAGGCTTTTACCGCATCTTCCTCTCGAACATCAAAATAGTTGGTAGTAGTTGCCTTCCTACCCCTTTTTTTTGATGAAACATCTTCGGTATTTGCCGTTAATGTTTCTAACATCAATCATTACTTGCTTGGAAATTTATTGTTCTATCTTCTTTGAAGAAGTACTCTTTTTTTGCCGATTGAACCCAAAACTTGACTTCTTCATCCAACATTTTTTCTTGACCGAATTTGTAATTCCAAAATAGAGAACCCTCTCTCATGTTGGTGTGTTTGTATCCAAGTTTTGGAATTGTCATAATTGATGTAGAATTGTATGTAAGTCTAAGTAAGAACTCATATACAAAAGTCAATTTGATTGATGATTTAAAACCACCAAAATCATCAATAACATCTTTACGAATAACCATACCCGAGGTTTGGAAATTTTGATAGTCTTGAAGGATATCGTTAGTTAAAAAACCAACTTCTTGTGCGAAGTTTGCGGCAAATACCGCTTCATTTGTAAAACCAGCGAAGGTACCTTTTTCATCGGTATCAACAACAACTGGTAGGAATGCCTGTACCATTGGGTAATATCCCATGTACTTACGAACATTGTCAAACCAAATTGTTGAGTATTCATCATCAAACTCAAAAAATGAAACCCATTTTGTAGTTGCGTTTTCGATACCAAAGTTAACTTGAGATGCAAAGGTTGCTTCCTTGTCCCAAACAATTTTTCTCATATTAATTTCTCCAAAATCGAATCCATCAACATAATTGTTTAATTTTTCTTCTGTTGTAGTAACAATCAATAGTTCTTTTACAGATACTTTTTGATTCTTTATCGATGTAATCGCTTTTTCGAAGTAATCTTCGAAATCTCGGGATACCGCAGATTTAATTGGTAATACAATTGTAATGTCTAAAGGTGTGTTCATAATTAATCGTTAAATTTAGAGATTTGTTCTTCCATAGATTGTGCTCTTAATTCGAGATATTCTGTGAATAAATCTATGGTTTTATTTTCAAACTGTTCTTTTGTCGGAAGTTTATCGACAGTTTCTTGCATATTCGTATACATTTCTTGAGAAATGTTATCTTCTAACCAATTTTGGGTCCAATCAGCAATAATGTCTGATAGAAGAATTTCATCTTTTATCCAAATACCGTTATTTTCATTCATCCACTCAGGAACCAAGTTGGGTGTAATACCAATTACTGGAACACCTACTTTCATGGATTCTAATGGGAAAGTACCGTAGGCACTTTGTCTGTCAATCCAAACTGAAACGAAACACTCCGAAATTGCATTAGCAAATTCTTCTTGGGAAAGACCCCTTAAATCACGGAAGGTAAACCATCTGTATTGTGGAAATCTTAGATAGAATGTTTTGATAAGATTGATAGTGTCTTCTTGTTCTCTAGAGTGAATACCAATAATAGGTAGTGGTGGTAAATTTCTTTTTTTGAAAATATCAGAAATAAATGGTTCGATGATATCATACGATTGACCTCTCATTACTTTATTGATGTAATCTTTTTGTACTTCAGATGTGGTAATGGTTTTAAAGAATCCATACTGATTCCAAGTCTGACCAGGTTGAAGAGTTTCCAACATATATGCGTAAGACTGTGTCAACACAATTTTACCACAAGGTAGGTTTTTAACTTGGTCCATCATGAAACCGAAAATTTCGGGAACAATCAAGAAATCTTCAGGTGCAATTTCAACATTTTGCCCATCGATTACTTGGTGTGGAATTTCAGTCATATATTCTTCACCCAACCATGAACCAACTCCTGTATAATCGGGTTTCTCATGTAGGATAATTGAATTAAATCCACTGCGTTTAAGTGTGAATGCCAAATCATAAATGTATTTGATAGAGGATTTGGCATTACCTTTAGTATCGTGAATGAAAAAATATAGTTTTGATTTTTTCTCTCTTAGATTACTAATTGAAAGTTTGACTTTGTCTATTTGTGGTTGGTCCATTTTAATATTTGTTAATAATTTTTTTATTTAGTAACGAGTTAAACGCTAATCTAAATGGTATGGATAATTCTGAATTTTTAATTCCGAGTTTTTCATCACCTTCAGGATGTTCAGTCATAATGACCTCTAACATCATCTTTACCATTTCAAACTTGACAACATTAATTTTATGTTCGTTAGTGTTACCACTAAGCTCTTCATTGATAACATTAGTTAAATCAATGAATTCTTCGATTCTTTCTAAATCGATATAGTAATTTTCATTCCAAATTGGTATCATTTTCTATTAAATTTTTAAGTTCTTTGATATTATCAATGTTCGGTAAATCTGTTATATTAGTGTTATAGTTTGTATTATACTTGATAATTTTTTTATCTGTAGGATGATTTAATAATAAGTCGGGATTTGCCGTAAGTAAAAGGTCTATTTCGTTCCAAACTGTTTGTAGAGTAAATTGGCTATAGAAAACGATTTTTTCTATCTGGCAACCAAACTTGGAAAGGAAAAATAATGTTGCGGGTTTCGACTTTCCAATTTCATCAGAAATAAGTATGATATCGTGGTTGTCCCTCATGTCCACATAGAAATCATTTAAGTCGATAAAAGTACTGTATTCAGTTGACGATGCGTGTCCGAAGATTTCCATACAATGTTCGGTATAAAGAAAATCATAAAGTTCGTCGTTGTCTCTGAACTTTAGATGGTCTTGTAATCTCAATGAAGTTATTGGTGAAAGAATCTCGTACTCAAAATCTCTTTTTTCATTGAGAATATTCTCAACATAAAACTTTTCGTATACCTGTTCAATTTTTTTAACGGTATCTCTTAGAACACCGTTGATTTCTATTGCAATTTTCATTGGTCGTATTTTTCTAAGATTTTTGTTATTAATGAATTTCTAACAACATCTGATTGACTAAACTCATGACACAAGATTGAGTCAACCGATTTAAATCGAGTAATTGCATCATAGAGACCTGAATGTGTTTTGTCTTTGTATCGGTCTGTTTGTTCCAAATCACCCGAAATAAAGAATTTGGAATTAAAACCAATTCTTGTTAAAAGAAGTTTCATTTGATTTGGTGTGGAGTTTTGAGCCTCCTCAAAAATTAAAATTGAGTTATCAATGTTCATCCCTCTCATATATGCAAGAGCGAAAACTTCGATGACTTCAAGCTCCTTCAATTTTTCTCTTGCATCTTTACCGATAATTTTATTAAGGAGGTAGTATGTTGGGAAAATGTATGGGTCGAGTTTTTCTTCAACATTACCTGGTAGTGAACCAAGTTTTTCTTCCGCCTCAACTGCAGGTCGAACAATAATAATTTTTTCATAAGGACTCAAAGGGTCTACCAACAAGTCAATTGCCGCTTTCATGGCTATGTAACTTTTTCCAACACCAGCAGGACCCGCACAAATTGTTATCTGTGCTTCGTTTAATTTTTTATAATATTCTTTTTGACTTTCAGTTAAAAATTTTTCTTTTGTTTTTTTCTTTAAAATAGAGCCGATAATTTCCTTTTTGGTTTTAGAGGTTTCTTGTACCATGTAAGATGGTGTTGGAGATGGTTTTTTTCTCATATATTAGTTTTTGTAATCTTCGTAACTTTTTTGCTCTTGTATTTCTGAATTTGACAGAAGATTAATTTTATTTTTCAGTTCGAATCTCTCATCATTAGTATAATAGACCGACCTGGCAAGCTCGATGAATTCCTCATCGAATTTTTTATTTTTTTCACGAACTCGTAACTTATCTTCTATTTCCCATAGTTTAGAGTTAATCAAAACTAAATCGTCATATAAGTTAAAATAATCTTTAACGGTTAAAAATTGTGTGGACAATTCATATAGAAAAGAAAATTCTTTTTCAACCTGAAACAATTTGTCAGGATTTGTTAATCGGTTTTTTTTGATTGACAAAATCGATAATTTGTCCAAAAGTTCACCCACACTAATAGGAGTTGTAATCATAATGTTTTTTTACCAAAATAGTGGTAAAATATAGAAAAAAAACATTTTATCGTCTTAGGTAGGTATTTAAATCCTCAGGAGTACCCAATCCCCACATTTTTGTGATTTCAAAAGTTCTAATTTCTTTATTGTCCTGTATAGCAACATTGAATACAGGACATACATAAAATTCGTTATTGACCCTTAGATTTTTTTCAATCATCTGTTCTGCATACCTAACATAGTCAGAACCTTTCTTCCAATAGTACACCCCCACTGTTGCAATGTTTGAAATAGGATTCTTCTCTGCAACTTCCGTGACTAATCCGCTTTCGTTAACCTTTGCAAAAGACCATTTAGGGTGTGTCGATTCAAATGTTACAATACCCCCATCACAATCGGTCTCTGACATCTTATACATAAACTCGTTTGAATCCCACTCAATAAATTGGTCTGAGTTTGCCATAACCAATGGGTTATCATTATCGATATATTCTTTTGCTAAAAGTGTGGTACTGGCAGCGCCCTCAGTAATTCCTTCAACTTCAACGATTTTACACCCAGGAGAAACCATACCAAGTAATGTGTCCAAGTTATACTTCTCCCTGTGGGATTTTTGAACAATATAGATGTAGTTGGCTTTGATGTTTAAGTTTTCAGTTACTACTTTAATCATAGGGTCACCTTCAACATCAATAAGAGGTTTAGGAAAGGTATAACCCGCTTTTTCGAATCTTGAGCCAGCACCCGCCATGGGAATTAATACATTAAGGGTCTCGTCAGTCCATTTGGGTTTCTTCATTTTGAACTTGTTATTTAATTCGTTTAATTTTCTATACAGATTATCAATATTAACCTCTTTGGGGGACTTTACCCTCAGTATTGGAGCATGTGTTCTTGACGCGGCTAAAAGTCCGTAAGGAGAGTCCTCAACAATTAAAGTCTCCTCTGCAATGACACCCATCTCAGAGATGACCTTCCAATAAATCTCAGGGTGGGGCTTGCTGTTTTTAACATCCTCATTAGATAGTATTTGGTCGAAGTATTCGATAATATCTAACTTTGATAAAACCGTGAGTACAGTCTTTCTTATTGAATTACTACAACACGCAATTTTAAACCCATCTTCTGATAGTTTTTTTAGTAGGTCTATCAAATTAGAATGGGGGGAAATATTTTTTAATTTTTCGTTCGTGATTTTTTGTTTTTCTTCCCAAACAACATTATGTAAATCACGGTCAAAACCTTTTTCTTTACTTAACATTTCAAGTTTCTGTTTGGTTTTTAAACCATCATATTTAGATAGGTGTTCATTCCAAGATATTACACAATTTGGTGAATGTAGATTTAGGGCATCATTGAGAGCTTCATAGTGTAATTGTTTTGCCTCAATTAACACACCGTCTAAATCAAAAACAATTAATTTTATCATTTGTATCTCAAAATATTATCTGAACAAATTCCTAAACAATTTAACATAATATTTTTATAGGTGGTCTTCTCGGGTAAAACCCAAATGGCGTTATCGTAAACTTTTTTACCGGGAAAAACCCAAGGTATCCCTTTTGAGGTTAGGGTGTAGTCATCAGTTTGATGCCAAAAACAATGTATTTTTGAATTAGATAACATTTTGTGAAACGATTCTCCATTTTTAGCGTGACACCAAAATTTTTCATTCTCTAAAAACTCTTCATCCACCAAATAAAGAGGTTCGTCGTGACCCAAATAAAATGAGTCATTGACGAACCACACATCGATTTCCACTTCATATCCTCGAGATAAAGCATTTGAGATATGTTGGGGAGAATTTTCGGCATTCATTATTCTCCCGTCTATATTACCTCGGTGTGAAATGTAATGTTTAATCACACAATTTCTCTTTCAGAATGTGGTTTACCAAATTCACGACGATAGACAGTATTTCCACCGTCAGGACTTTCATAAATGAAAACTTTTTCTGAGTTCTTTTTTTCAACTTGTTCTTGAATCCAAGAGTAAGTTTTTTCCATTCCAACTCTTAGTGGTTGTGAAACTTCCCAACCAATCTTTTCTCTGAACAATTTGTTGTCTGAGTTTCTACCACGAACACCAACTGGACAACTAAAACCATATTTTTCAAGAAAATCTTGACCTCCCAAATTTTTGATTTTAATATCTTTTTCAGAAATGTTAATTGCCATTTCTGCTAATTGGTTAATAGTTACCATTTCTTCTGAACCTATATTGACAGGACCTATAAAATCAGATTCCATCATTTTCAAAACAGCTTCAACACATTCGTCAACATAAAGGAACGAACGGGTTTGTTGTCCATCACCCCAAACCTCGATTTCTGATTCCCCTTCAGCAACTTTTCTACACATTGCAGCTGGCGCCTTTTCTTTACCACCAATCCATGTCCCCATTGGTCCGAAGATATTATGAAAACGAGCGACTCTTACATCAAGTCCGTAGTTTCTGTGGAAAGCTAAAAACAATCTTTCAGAAAAAAGTTTTTCCCATCCGTATTCGGAGTCTGGGTTTGCTGGATAAGCTGACGATTCTTCGCAATTTGGGTTATTAGGGTCTAATTGATTGTGTTCAGGGTACATACACGCTGATGACGAATAAAAAACTTTACCAACTTTTTTCCTAACACATTCATGTACCACATTCAAGTTTATTAACGCAGAATTGTGCATTACATTAGCATCATTATCACCTGTAAAGATGTAACCAGCGCCACCCATGTCAGCGGCAAGTTGATAAACTTCATCAATAGTGTCGTCGATAACTAAAGATACTACTTCAGGATTACGAAGGTCACCAACAATAAATTCTTGACAAATATCTTCATTGTCCCAATATTCATGTCTTTTGATATCACAGATGCGGACCCAATGTCCATCTTTTTTTAATTTGTGTGCAAGGTGTCCACCAATAAAACCACCACCGCCAAGAACAACTATTTTTTTCATTCTAATCTATTTTTTAAAAATCATAAGTTTTTATTTTTTGAAGTAAATCATACCCCACAAGGCTTTTCTACTTGAGTCTAAAGTGTCAATCAATTTAAAATTATCAAAATCTGACCAACTTATTTGCTCATCAAATAATACTGGGTC